CCGCTCTCTGCCATCGCCCGCCGCTGTTCCGTGTTGTAGTCCCGCTTTTGCATAGAATCCTCGCTTTCAAAGTGCCTTACAACCTTGGCGGACCACCCGACAGCCGGATCGCCGCCCCACAATGCCCACGCGACGCGCCCGGGGCTGGGGTATCCCTCGCCGGGGGTGAAGCCCTTGCCGCTCTTATCGGCCTCGTGGCGGGCCAACCACGCGCGCATCTTGACCGCCTTGTCGCGGGTGATGGGCTCCCCGTCGGCGAGGCGGCGTGCCCATGCGACTGTCTCCGGCCGCAAGCCGTCGCCGCTGTGGCCCTTCTCATGCCAGGCCAGCCCGCGCCGCAGCTCTGCCTTGACGCTTTCCGGTGCTGTGAGCTTCATTATTTCACGTCCAGGCCGATAGCGCATCGGCATTGTGGGTGGGCGGTGGGGGCCTCTGCCGACGTGTACGCGCCCACGAAGGGCTCTCCCAGGGCAGCGGTGCGACCGTCCAAGTCGCGGCAGATTTTGCAGGTGCGTTCGCTACCCATCGCCGCGATCCAGACTTTCTTGAGGTCACCGCCAAGGTAGCCAGCTTCGCGCGCTGTCTCCCATGACTGCTCTGTGCCGTGTCCGTGGGCGTTGATCACCTCGGTACGGGCGATCAGGAGCCCCCGCTGGTTGCGCAGCCGTTGGGCCTGGGTTGCGATCCGGGCATCCAGATTGTCCCCGCTCACGCCCGCTGCCCGCAAGCCCTGTGCGTACAGGTCCAGCGCACGGCTCTGGTCACGCCGCAGCCCCGCCCACTCTCCCAGGGTGCGGGCGATCTCGCGCGGGGCAAGCCCCTGCTCAAAGCTGCGGGCCACCTCCTCACGGATGGCGTAGCGCGACAGGTCGCCGATCTCGGTCACCAACTCCGCGCCATAGGCCCGCATCCACTGCGGCGAGTAGGGGTTCAGCAGGTTGAAGCTGGCCTCAAAGTCCAGTTCCTTCCACTGTGCATCCCCGGCGATTTCGATAATCTGTCCGGCGATCCGCTCGTACTCCGCCTGAAGCGCCGCATCCCCGCCGGGGGGCATGATCGCCGCGGCCACCTCTTCCGGGGTGCCGGTGAGGAGGGCCTGCGTCAGGTCCGCCTGCGACACGTCAGCCCCACCCTGCCACCGCAGCAGCGCCTTGAGCAGCGAGTCGGTCAGCTTCTCGGCTTCCCGGCGACTGGCGATAAACGCTCGTTCGCCCTGCTTTCCGAAGCGGCGGGCGCGTAGCGACAGGCCCCGGCTCACATCGCCTCGCTGGTCGCGTCCACCGCCGGAAGCTCTGCGGCGCTGCGGAGGTAGGCTTCCAGTTCCGGGCCTGGGGTGATCGCGGCGGCGCCGATCATGTCCTTGATGAAGGCCCCCAACTTGGCAAGGTCGGGCTTGTCCAGCGGGCCACGGGTCAGACTGGGCCGCAGGTCTGCCGGGATACCCCGCAGATCGGCGACGCGCGCCACCACCTGCTGATTCACGGCGTCCACCAGGGAGTCAAGCAGGCCGCCCAAGGCGACGCCCAACAGCTCGGTCTGGTCGGCAGAAAGGGCGAAGGAACCGGCCTTATCCGTGCCCAAGAGTAGGAACTGCGTCAGGAGCCCGCGCCCGATCCGGCCCTCGAAGTGTTTGATGAGCGCGAGGTGGTCAAACTGACGTGCGCCGCCGCCTTGCAGTTGTTCGATGTTGTAGCCGGTTTTCCGGCCATCCTCATCCTCGCTGGACGGAAAGACCAGGCCCTCGCGAGCCCCGCGCTGCATGGCGCTGACGTTTTTCGTGATCGCGGTGACTGCGGCGGCGGCGTCAGTGTACTCGGCAGACCCCGGCTGTAGCGAGTCCGCAAAGAGCTTGACCGGCACGCGCGCAACCACCATCCCAGTCGCATCCTTGCCCACCCCAATCACGGCGTAGTCGGTCGTGGTGTTCTGTGCGCGATAGTCCTTGTACAACGGGCGCAACCACGGACGGCCTTCCGGGTCGCCGCTGGAGGCGTCCGCCACAAAGTGCAGGATCTTGCCCATCGGGATCGTCGCGTGCTGTCCGCTACGGGTCAACTGCTCCACAGCGACGACTTCCCGGCCTCCTTCTCCCCAATGCCAGCAATAACGGCTGTCCTGTCGGATGTGGAAGAGGTCGGTTAGGGTGGGCTGCCCGTCGCGCATCTCGGCTACAAGCTCATGCAGGCTGTAGCCCCAAGCGGTGCCCCGGATCGCCTCTTTCACCACGTCTGTCCACGGGGTTTTGAGCGCCTTCCACATCGCGCCGAAGTCCTCCGCGATGGCGACGGATTCGGGGTCGCTGGCATCGGCAGCGGTGAAGGTGTAGGGCACCTGTGCGGCAAGGTTGGCCATGATGCCGAAAGAAACGGCGATCAGGCTATCGCCCTCCAGCATCTCGGCAAAGACCGTGTCCCGCCGGGTGCCCTGTAGCTCACGGTGGCGCTCGTCCTGTGCGGCATAGCTGGTGGACCCGTAGTTGGGGAAGCCGCTGTAGGCGATCAGGGTGGTCAGGCTCGGCTGGTCTGGCATAGGTACGCGCTACCCCGTTTTCGGTTGTCGGTCAAGCGTTGAAGCGCCCGAAGGCGTTGGTCAGGCTCTTGGCGGTGATGGTGACCGCCTCCGGTTTCAGGATCTCTGCCACCGCGTACCCGGTGCCGTCTACCCAGTCATCATGCAGCCCCTTGGGAAAGGTCGCGTGCTCTGCCACCAGAGAGCGCACCCACTCCTCCGCCGGTAGGGCAGCGGCGGGCACGTCGTGGTGGTGAGGCTCGGACTTCCCGCATTGACAGGGCAGGATCACGTTCCCGGCGGCCACATAGGGCTGCCACGCTTGCGCGCGGCTCACCTTGTCGCCGATGGGGGGCACCAACACGATGCCGGGGATGCGGCTGCGGACCACAGCGGCCGTCGGGCGGGCGGCGGCGGCGTCCTCCATGTACCAGCCGGTCGCTTTGGGATAGCGGCGGCGAAGCTCCACCATCGCCTCTATCAGCACGTCTGCCTCACAGCGCATGTGCAGCCCGTCATACAGGTACGCGCGACCGGAGTGCAGTCCGGCGTGTACGATGACGTGGAAGTCCCCGGCGTTGACGCCGCCGAACGCGAGGTCGGAGCCCGCTATCTCGCGCTTGAACGAGGCCGGGTAGTGTCGGCGGTCCACATAGAGCCAGCCACCAACCGGGAACATCCCGCCCTTCGCGGCCACGGGTCGCTGTCCATGCTGTCCGGGGGCCTGGCTGCCGAGTTTGGTTTCTTCGCGCTGGACAATCTCTTCCGGGTAGCGCACGGGGTCCAGAAGTTCGCCGGGGACCGTTCGCCAGTCGCGGGGGTCTGCGATCTCCGGGTCGTAGCGCATCGGCAGGATCAGCGTCTCCCAGCCCTCCCCGCTGGCAATACAGTGGCCCGTCAGGTCGCCTTCATGGACGCGCTGCATGATGATGATGATCGTCCCGGTCCGCTGGTCGTTGAGTCGGGAAGAAAGCACCTGATCGAAGTTCTGGGCCTCCTCGGCCATCCGTTCGGCGATGCGGTCCTCTGCCCCCTTGATAGCCTCCTTCACATCGTGCGGGTCGTCAATCACGAGGTTATCCGCGCGCTTTCCGGTCGTCCCGGCTCCGAGCGGGGCACAGTGGCGGAAGCCGCGTGCACTGTTCTCGAAGTTCAGCACCTCGTTCTGATCACGGGCCATTGTCCAGGGTTGCGGCTGCTTCTGGAGGAGGGCGCGGTATTCCTCCGACTGGATCAGGTTGCGCGTGCGGCGGGAGTCACGGCGGGCCACGTCGCCGCTGTGGGAGAGGTAGAGCGTGCGGTCCGAGGGCCACCGCAGCCACTTCCACGCCGGGAAGAACACGCTTGTAAGCAGGGACTTTGAGAATCCCGGCGGTATGTTGACGATAAGCCGCAGACACCGGCCCTCTGCGACACCCTGGAGGGCATCGCAGACCGCCGCCATGTGCGGCCCCCATTCCAGCGGCTTCGGTTCCACCACTGACCAGAAGCGCCGCACGAACGCCTGGAAGCTCTCGACCGCTTCCCGGTCTGCCTGTCGCTTCTCCCGCTCCGCCTCGATCCGCTCGAACTCCAGAAGCTCGGCGGCGGACATATGCCGGATAACCGTGGCTAAATCAGCCCTGGACACGGGCCGCCGCCTTGGCGATCAGGGCCTCGCGTT